CCCCACACCCGTCAAATAGTTCTGCATGGGGGTGCTCGAAGCAGCTACCGCGCTAGGCTGTGGCGACGCGCCTCCAGCAGGTGCAAAATACTGCTTGTCCGTTTTCGGGGCTACACTACCCGTCACAAGCTGCTCCAGCGCGTTCGCCGGCGCCTGTGTAGCATAGTCGACTGAGTTCCACGCATCCATCGCCATTGCGCCGGGGACCATCGCGCCTTGCCGCACCATCTCCCCCAGACCCGCGAACACCCCGGACTGATCCATCGCGCGCTGCGAGCTTGTGCCTAACTCAGCAAATCGGGCACGCGTGTTCGGCATAAAGTTTGCTGGCAGCTTAAAAGGGGTCTTCGCTTCTGGCACTTTAGTTGACACACGCTGCCCCTGCGGCTGCACAGGATTCAGCCCCGGGGCGCTCGCGGTCTTACTCTTGGCTCGCGCATCCAGATTGCTATACAAGCGCGGAACATTGCGATTCTCGGCCATGGGGTATTACCTCGCTCGACTTACTTTGCCGGTCCAATTGCCCCGGGCCATTGGGTTTGCGCCAGCATGCAGCCGCGCGGTGTTTCGTTTGGCGTCACGCACCTGTAAATCCCACGCAGCGCGGAAGTCATTTGCCGCCGCCATGTTTGCTTTCTCAGGGTCGTTATTACTTAACGCCCGCCACGCCGCGTAGTCACACAGCGCGAGATGGTAGTCCTCGTCAATCTCAGGCTCGTCAGCGGCATCGACTAGGTCAGCCTCGGGAAGCCGCGCGACCATGAGTTGAATCTCGTAGATGTCGTCAGCAGGCGCCGCCAGCCGCAGAGTGCCTTTATTGCACTGCGCGGTGTACGCATACGGCCGGCGTTCTGCAATAGTGCGGCGGATGCTGCCGCGTGTAAGATCGCGCAGGGGCGTCCAGTCGTACGCAGCACCCACTAGGCGCACATCGGCGGTATTGATAAAAATGATGCGCGGGTCAAGCGCATAGGACGCGTCACCGACAACCGTCAGTATGCGCGTAAAATTCGACTCATCATCTACGAGACAATGCGTGCGGCGAGCAAATTCTTTGTAGCCGACGTTGAGCGCGCGTTTCAGCTCCGTGTCAGTCCACAGTACGGGCAGCGCGACGTCGCGCAGCACGTTCGTTCGCAGGTGGCCTAGCAACTCTTGAAAAGTCATGTGCGCTCCGTGGTTGCTAGGCCGTACGACCTAGCTTAAATATCCAGCCCTTCCAAGTCTAGCATGGAGCCATCACTGTCGTCCTCGTCAGCGTTATCTTCTGTGACGGGCTCGGGCTCCACAAGTGGGGCCGGTGCAGCGGCGGGTTTTGCTTTGGCCTTTGATTTACGTTTAGCCTTGGGCTGTGCCGGCGCAGAGCCGTCAGCTGGGGGCGCCACGAAACCTTCGGGCACGGGCTCGTACGGCATCATCATACTGTGCCGAGCCAAATCGGGGTTGTACGGCAGAATTTCACCGGTCTTCAAGTGCTTCAAAAAGCTAGCCATTTTTTAACGCTCCAGTGTGTAGTAAGGGGGCCGAAGCCCCCGTCCTGTTAGCCCAGACTTACGCCTGTAACAACCAGCCGCAGCTTCGCGGATGTCAGTGCAGCAGCAGCCACCAGCAACTTGAGCTTGGTGTCAGCCGTGTACAGCTTATTACCTGCATACGCGCCGCCGCCGAGGCGATAGCCCGCTGCGGCAACTGTCGCTGCCACAATCCAGCCGTCAGGGTCAGCGTCATCGCCTACCGCGATGGTCACAGTCGCCTCCGTGTCGATGACCTCCAAACAAACAGAGGTCACCAGCGTACCAGCTGGGATGGTCAGCATTTCGATGGTGTCGGCGATTGCAGCACTACCCAGACGGGCGGCCTCAAGCGTGTTGACCATAACGAAGTGCATCGGTGAGCTTGCCGCGTTGCTACCAGCGCTACGGGCAATCGGGTCACCATTAGGGTAGTTCACCAAATTTGGCATGTGTAAATCCTCCGATTAGCCTTTGCGAACGTATGCGGCAGCCAGTGCTTCTGGCTTAACCACTTTATGGCCGTAGACCAGCAGGCCGCGCATGATGTCACCAAAGGTGGACTCCGCACGCAATTGCTCAGTCTTGGTCAGCTGGGTGGCAAACGTCAAGCCAGCCTGCGTACCCGCCATCATGTGGAACGTCGAGTTGCCACCATCAGTGTACCGCGGCAACAAGTTGCTGTTGTACACAGTGAAGCGGTCGATGATACCGACGCGACCATTACGCAGAGGTGAACCGCCGTCGCCGGTCAAAGACGCATCTTTGAGGTCAGACAACTTCAACAGCGTGGTGGCCCAGAAAGGCAGCAGCAAGAAGCGGCCGGTCTCAGGGTTGTTGGCTTCGTCCAGCACCTGCCCCATCTCCAGAATCGTATCCAGAATATTGGTGCGAGTCAGCGCCAGCGCAGAGCCTGTGGTGCCGAGGTTAATATTGCCGGAGATACGGCCTGCTGTTGCGCCTTTGTTCAGCGTGGAGATGTCAGGCACGATAGTACTTAGCACGCGACTGTCGAGCTTGATTTTCATCTGCTCGGACGCGTCCTCCGCCCACAGGTTCATCTGGTCGATGTCCTGTTGCTTCTCCACGACGTCGTCGATAATGGCATCCCAGTAGAAGCCCTTATCAATCAGCAGCTCAAGCGTGGGCGCCTCAGGGCGCTGGTGCACAAGCGTCTGACCAATTTCGTAGTCGTGAATTTCCAGCGTGGGCCGGGTGCGGATGTGCACCTTGTCGCCCATGTTGCTGATCTCGCCTTCGTAATCAGTGTTTGAAATCTCCGACAGCACGGTGCCGTCGTAGTATTTGTCGATCAGTTTTTGCGACCAAATCTCGGGGATGAAAGTCCCGGAGTAATTCGGTTGGCCCGGCACACGTGGGTATGACATGGTGAGTTACCTCAATTAGGCGTTGTAGTCGACACGACCATCTTTCTGCGCTTTCGATATATCGCGCTCAAGGGCACTGAATTCATTACGTGGCAGCCGCGTATCCCGGTTGGTTTGGCGTGCGTACGCACTTCTGATTTCAGACAAGGTCCAGTTTTTTTCAGCTGTATCGGCACTTACCGCAGGGGGGCTTTGTCGGGACTTGCCCGGGCTCACTTGCGCTTCTAGCTGTCGTTGGCGCTTGCCCTGCGCATTTGCGGCGGCGGGTGAGGGCGCTGTGAGCTGCGCATACGCGTTAAACACTTCGGCCACAGCAATGTGGTCCAGTGACTCAACACCTTGCGAGAAGCCGGCGGAGTTGACACGGCTAGCGCGTAACCAGTCGATGAATTTATCATCGGCATCGTACTTACGCCAGCCCGGGGCCAACTCGTCGAGCTTCATCTCAAAACGCTCTTGCGCGGTCACGGCTACGGTACGCTGCTGCTGCTCGACAGTGCCTTTCAGCCCCGCCATATCAGTTGACAGCCTACCGACCTCGGCCCGCACAATCTCTTTCGCTACGCGATGCACAAACTCCACCCAGTCCTCGCCGAATTGATCGACGTCGGATTGCGTAAAGGTTGTGGGCGCGCCGCCGCTCTGCCCAGCGGGTGGCTGGGAGTCTGCCGCAGGTACATTTGCCAGCAGCTGCTGGTAGTTCTCGATCTGCTGATTTTGCGCACGAATCATGCCATCTAAAGTTTTCCAACGGTTGTCCGCCTTCTGCAGCGCCGCCTCTGTGTCCTTGAGCCGTTGCTCGAGGTCAGTGGCTTGCGCAACTACTGGGGCCGCCGGGGGCTCTAAACGATCATCGTCAGCGGTAGCAATAGTGGTGGTGTCGTCGTCCCCGGATAACAGGGTATCGTCGTCTTCGTCGACTGGTGGCGCGCCCGCATCTGCGGGTACTGCGCTCAGTGACCGAATTACATCATCCGCGCGTTGTGCTGCTGCTTTGACGCTTTCTGGTTTCATGCTGTGCTCCTAGTGATGGTGCCGCCCTTAGAGGCGCTTTCCGGGTGTCACACTGCGCAGGCCGTCACGGTCCGCACGAATGTGGTTTAGGGTGTCTTGCAGCATTCGCCCAGCGCCCTGCAGCTGTCTGACAGTATCTGCGTCATTGCAGTTCATCAGCTTCGCTTGCACGTCCTCGAGCTGGTGAGCAAAGTACGTTTCGAGGGCGGACCCTCGAAGGCGCATCAGCTCAGCTAACTCTAAAGGCGTTGGTTTCATTGCAAGTCCCTATCAATCAGTTTGCACTCTCGGACAAAACTCTACCGCTGTCAAGGGGTTAGCGCGTTGGGGCTAAAGTTGTCCGTGACCGGCCCGCCGCCATTTGGCAGAGTTTCGTTGCTCGTTATCGATGGCGGCGCGCCTTGCGTACCCTGCTGCATCGATGCCATGGCTGACTGTTGCTGTAGCTGTTGCTGCAGCTTCTCGCGCGGCGGCACAATACGATCCGTATTGAGCTCCAAGCCCTGAGCAACAGAGCGCAGTACCTCAGCACGCCCCTCAGGCCCGGTAATGCCTGAGTCCAGCGGATTGGCTGTGACTTGCAGGAACTCATTGCGGCGCAGCTGCAGACTCTCAAGACGCATAAGACTCACAGCGCCACGTGCGACCACCTGTGCGTCACCCTTCATGGTGCGATCAGGGGCATACAGCATGTTGTGGTTGTACTGCTTTGCGAGCAGGGGTGTAAGGATGTGGGTATCGATGTTCGCAACGACACCCTTGAGGCCCTTGTTCGCGGCCTCCATTAGCATGCTCAAACCAGACGCGGTACGCCCTGCGCCGCCCACTTTGTCGGAGCCCGCCATGTAGCGGGGCACCAACGAGAAATCGTCGGCAAACTGGTAAAACTTCTCGATCACCGCAACGAGGTCATTCACGTTACTGTCGGGCTGGAAAAACTGCACCGCCGGCCCTGTTGTGCCGAACTGGCTGTCCTGTGATTGGATGACCTGCCATGGTGTGACGCGCGTGACATCCTGCCCCGGCGCGAGCCGGTCGATGTTGACCTCCACCTGCGGACCTGACGCCATCGCCATGTTGTTTACTAGCGAGCGCACCGCGGCATTCACTATGCCCTGCATGTCATCCAGAATATCGGGCAGTGCCGCACCCCAGAACTCCCCGGGCACGCGCTCATAGCTCGTGGCAAAATACCCGCGCTGGCCAAGCGGGTCATAGTTCAGCTGCGCCTTAATGACCCAGCTTCCGATCATCCAGACGCAGGCCTCGTATGTGGCCTCGGGGTCATCAATTTCTTCGTCCTCAAGCCCCCAGTCCAGCAGGTCTTTACCCAGCACCGGACCATGAAACTCCAGCGCGTCATACTCAAACACATTGCGTTCTAGCATCTCAGGGGTGTCAGACATGCTGGTGTTCGCGCGGGACAGCCCCAACCAGTCACGTAAGCCGCCGTACTGGCTCTCACGTAGGATGGCCCGAATAGCCCCCTCGCCATAGCCCGGCGCACCGATCAGATCGTACAGCTCTGTGTGCGATAACGTGTGGTGCTCAATGGTGCAGCCTTCCTGCGGTGACTCAGCACCGGGGGCGGGGTAGAAGCGGAATGGGTCGACACGCTCCCACTCAAGCGTTATCTCTTTGGTGACCTGCGGCTCTAACTCACCTCCCTCGCCTGCAACCCAGTCCAGCTTGGCCTTGCGACGCAGCGTGGGCCCTTTGATAATCGCCGTGGGGTAGGTGGCTAAGTCCAGCAGAAACGCGTCCAGCACCTGATCGAAGCCCGACTCGGCATGCTGGTCCTCCATGTGGCGCTCCATGCGACCAGTAGTTTTGCGGGCCTCCTCCATGAGGGCCTCCTCAAACTGATCCATCTCAGCCGCCATTTGTGCGCGTACCATGACAGGGTCAGGCATCTGACCTGTCTGTGCAAACATCTCCGCAACACTAGCAGCCACACGCTCCCGCACCTGCTGGGCCATATCCTCGGGGAAGTCAGGCCGGGGCGTTGGGTTGAGTGTCCACGGCTTGTCGGTCTGCCCGAGAAACACGTCGCGAAGCCATGAGGATACGATACGAATTTTGTTGGCTGTGAGCCGCGCGTATTCCTCTGAGCCACCAAACGACTGGATAGCGGTCAGCTTGTCTGGGTCATATACGCCCTGCAACGCCCGGTGTGCGCGCTTGATCCGCCAGAGCACGTGGTCTTTGGCTGACTTAGCCTCCGTCCACGACGTGGTGACGTGTCCTGCTAGGCCTGTCAGCAACGGCGCTTTGTTGCGCTCCACCGCTTCCTGCGTCGCGTCTTGCGCCTCTTTCTCCCGTTTAGCCAGCTCGGAGTTCGGGACGACGCGGATGAGGCCTATCGCACTTGTTGCCATTATGAGAGTAACCCGCTGTAGTTAGTGCTGCATGATCGGCCGTCAGACGCGCTGCGGCTATCGCTTGACGACATACTAGCAGATACACTAATCGCACTCATAGCGGCAGCAGCAAGCTGGGAGTTTACCCGTGCCGCGCCCTCTGTCGCCGCAAGGCCAATGCTACTTGCGTGCTTGAGCTGCTCAATGGCTTGGTCAATCTGTTTCAGCTCTGAGTCCACCCGCGATCGCTCACGCTGCAGCTCCAGCTCAAAGCCTCGACTCTCACCCGTAACACGGTACTGCTCGCGGCTCAGCAGTGCCTCGTATTTTTGCAGCTGTGCGCGGTAGACCTCCACGGACGCCCGCAGCGCCTCATTGTCTGCCGACAGGCCCGCGCTCCAGCCCTCAACCTGAGAGTTGTATACCCGCGTATCAGACTCGACCACACGCACTTGCGCATCCACTTTGGTGGACTCCGCGCCCACTTGTGCTTGGAACGCGTCAATGCGCTTACCGAAGGCGTCGACCTGCGCGGAGTAGAGCCGGGTCTTGGTCTCCTCGGCTTTGATCTCAGAGTCGTAGATGTCGACACGTGTTCGCAAGCTCTCCAGTTCGGCGGTGTAGCCCTGCACTTGTGCGCGGAACAACTCAACGCCGGACAGCTGGGCTCGAATCTGCGCCTCCGCACCTTGCACCTCTGCCTTGAATACCTCCACGCCGGTCATCACACCATCGAGCTGCGCTTTGTAGATGTCTACAAATTGCTGGTTCAACGTGCCCACCAGCCGCTGACCCTCCAGCTGGCTGCGGTACGCCTCCAACTTGTTCAGCACGATCTGCATCTCTGCTTTGTAGGCTTCTATGTCGGCGGTGTATATCTGCAGCTGCAGGCGGTACAAGTCGAGCGCTGTGTCGTAAATGCCTTTGGCAATGACCCACTGCCCATCGGCCATGTCTTTCGCCAGCGCATACACGCGCGTGTGCTGCTCAATCAACTGCCCCTCAAGCGAGATGGCGTTGGTCACCGCAAACTTGATATTCTCGACTTCCAGCTCGTGCACGCGCACAGTCAGGTCGCGATTCAATCGCCCCTGCTCAAGGCGGTTCTTGTGCGCCGCCTCGCGGACACCTGATGCCAGCGCCGCACCCGGCAGCTCAAAGCCTCTCGCAGCGAATGCGCGTTGTGCCTCAGCCATAGCCAGTGCGGACGACAGCTCCTCACGATCAAACGCACGCTCGAACAGCATGCGCTCCACAATGGGATGCACGCCGGTGCCGCCGGTGCCGAACGCACGCGCAAGCCACGCACGTACACCCGCTGCGTGATCTGAGTCATACACAGGCGTCAGGATGTGCGCGTGTAGAATCGCCTCGAACTCACCGAGGTTGGTGCGATAGTCGTCCTGCAGCGCCGCTGTGGGCGGCAGGAAGTCAGGCCGCTCCAGCGTATACGCGTTAAAGTCCACATCGGGGAGCGCCGGCAGACTAAGCTCCAGCAGTGTGGGCACCTCTGGCAGCGGGCCGCCGGTGTATAGCGGTATATCGATGTTGTCGATGCTGGGCAGGGTTGCGTCTAGCGTCGGGAAGCTCAGCGTCGGAGGAGCCGGGATGTTCACCACAGGCGCTTCTGGGGGCTGCACGTTTGGCGCTGAGACCCGGTTCAGGCCATTGAGGTCAATTGTCCGCTCAGTCGGCCGATCTGGCGCGGTGTCCGTAAACCGGCGCTCTGGCTCCTCATACGCCTCAGGGTCATCAGGCGTCTCAAAGGGCGTGAACTCGGCATTGATGTCGAAAGTCACCTGCCCGGGGTTCAGCGGGTCAAACTGGAAATCCGCCAGAACCTGCGTGAATGCCCCAGCCGCGTCGGTATATCCGATAACTAAATCGTTGAACTCATCAAAGCGGTTGACGATCTCACCCCGCACGTTGACGATAGGGCCGAGCCCAAACGGGCTAGCACACGTGGCCATTTAGACTCTCCGGCCCAGAATCACTGGGTATAGCTCAATGTGGTCAATCTCAAAGTCAGCCCCGTCCACGTTCGCCAGCTCAAACTGCCAGTAGCGAGAGCGCAGGCCTTGGCCAACGGCCATCATGCCTTCTCGCGGCGCGTCAGCCTGTACGGTTGTGGCGGCGTACCAGTGCTCAGTCATCTCGCCCCCCTCTACAGCACGCACCTTCAAAACGAGGCCGCCTGCCGCGGTATAGCCCAAGTATGCCGATCGAATGCGCTTCTGTCGACCTGTGCCAAAGTCCAGCAGCAACGACTCCAGTGCGGACTGTATCTCCTCACCGTCGTCGTCGTCGCCCTCTAGCAGGTAAACACCATCGTCCAGCGTGCCCCATAAGCTGCCTTGGTACCACGTCAGTGACGTGAACTCGAAGTTGTCGTACTCCGAAACCGGCTTGGCGCCCTCTGTATTCATAACCCAGCCCTGCGCTGTGTCTGTTGGCGTAGTTATTAGTGCGACCACATACCCGCGATCCAAAATCATAGCGAAGCGCTGCGCAGTAAGCTCCAGCTCGTCCGCGATCTCCATCTCCGCTACCTCGGTGACAAAGATGGTCAGCGTAGTGGTGGTGGTGTCCTCGATCTCGACACTGTCCGCCAGCATCGCCAACAACTTCACGCTGGTGGTGAGCGACTCGCCCAGTGTAAGGGCGTCTGCGGCGCTGGCGGTATCCGCCCGCACTAAGCTGTCGCGTATCACGAGCGCAGAGGTGATTACCGCGAGCGCTTGGCGCAGCGAGTTGACTGAGTCGGATGCGCGCAGCTGATCCGCCAGCTGCAGCACCTGCACGACTTGCGGCGCGTCCTCCTCAGTGAGTGCATCCACCAGTGTCAGCACCAGCCTGAGCTTCTCGGTGACCGCGACATTGATAATGTCCGCCAACTCCACCTGCGGGTTGTAGAACGTCAGGGTGCTGCTGTTTACCCGCAGAAACTCCGAGACCAAATTCGTGTAGCTGAATCGCAGCTCACTGCTGGCGGTGACGCCCTCAGTGATCTCAAGTGACTCCGCTACACCGGCGGCGCCTATGCCAAGCAGGATGCGGAAATAATTTGTCGCGGGTGCTTCGGCAGTCTGAGCCGCGCCGTAAATCGGCAGCTCTCCGGCCGCGCCTGAACGAGCCGCGTCGTCGGAAGCGAACCCACCTATACGCAGCTCGCCCTCAATGGCTACGTTGCGCAGGCCGCCTACAGCCGCGCCTTGGATAACCAGTGCACCGGCTGCGCCGCTCAATAGCGGGTACGCCTCGCTGCCAGACTCACCGATGATGCTCAGTGTGCCTGCAATGCCCGCCGTTATCTCGGTGTCCGACGCGAAGCCTACGAGCGGCAGTGTCCCTGTCAGCCACGTATCCGCAATGCCAGTGGCCTCGCCTTCAATCAGCAGGGTGCCAAATGCGCCGGTGGGCGCTGGGTAGATAGGCTCCCACTCCGTGCCGTCGAACTGTGCCGGGTATATAGTGAGCCGCCACGTCGTACCGTCGAAAGTAAACTCAACCGCTGCGCCGCCGAGGTCAATATCGAGGTCGATGCTCCCCGGCCCGAACGAGATGGTCTCACCGTTGGCGTCGATCGTGACCGCGTTGGTGCCCCAGCCACCCTCGTCGCCGACAACAACGGAGTCACCAGTGCTGGGCGAGGCTGGCAGGGTGATGGTGACTACGCCGCCGTCGGTGTTTACACCGATCAGGCCGCCGTCAACCGCCGTCGTGCTAGTGGTTACGCTGACGAAGCCCACATCGGTGGGGGTGCCCAGCTCAACGACCACCCACGCGCCCGTCTCCTCGTCGTAGACAAGGGCGATGCTGCCGCCTTCGCCGGCTCCCGTGGGGATTACGTAGTCGCCGGCGGAGCCGTCAATATCGTTGACGCCGCCATCGACGGTAACCGTGCTCCCACCGCCGCCATCGGCAATGATTACCGTGTCGCCATCAGCGGGGGTGGCGGGCAGGGTAATGACAATCGCACCGCCCGTGGTGTCGGTTATTACCGTGCCACCAGCAGCTACCGTCGTGTCGCCCGTTACCGGGGTGAACGCCGATGAATCTGGTGCGCGGACCGATGTGTGTACAAGGTGGTCAAATAGCAGCCGACCCGCAATCAGCGCCGCTTCGGGCACGCCGGGAGTTAGGGTAAAGTTGCCGTATTCGTCGCCATACTCGTTGTTTATCAGGTCGCCTTTGGCGTACAAGTTGGCGTCGAGGAACACATCGCCGA